TCAAACATATTTTCTTTGGACCCAGGTGTTTTACGATTGTTATAATGCAAGAATACTTGCACACATTCTTTACCTTTAAATTTATTTCTCCAATGTTCTAGATCGCAGCCAGAATATACTAACATATCCCCTGGTTTTAAATCTACTTTAATTCCTTTTTTACCTCTCTCTCCAGATGGTTCTAAATATATTGGCCAAGGATCACCACCTAGATTCATAGTAGTTGATATCTCACAACTAAATCTATCTTTATGTCTTTTAAGTTCATCTCCTTTTTTATAAATTCTTGCATAAGTATAAGCAGGATATAATTTAAGACCAGTTGCTTCTTCCATTTTAGGTTGGCATTTTAATAGTAATGTCTCCATCGCTATATCTGAATAACAAGAATAAGTGTTGGGTATTTGTTCGTCTTGTCCTTCATAATATCCAATTAAAGTTTCATATGGAGAAATATATCTTCTTTCTCTGCAAGTATCATAAACTTGTTTTTGCATTAAAAAATAATTTGCAACAAAAGACGCTAGATCTTTTGATATCGCTTTACGAATAATTGTATATTTATTTTTTTTAAACATCTTTAGCCATTCCTTTAGGCACTGCTTGTATGTTCCAATGTATAAATCTAAATGGTTCAATACCAAAGTCTACTGCATACTCGTGTTCTAAATATCCTGGAAATATAATTAAGGTTCCTGGTTTAGGTTTAAAATTCACTAATTCTGTGCCATGAAACATACCATCATTTGATTTCATTTTTAATTTAGTTGCACGAGCACCTGTTCTCGGTTCGTGAAAGATTGGGTATGATGTTTTATCAGAGCACTTTAAAAAATAAAATCCTGATACGTGTTGATTCCAATGTATGTGTGCAGAGTGATGACCTCCACCTTTTTTAGCAAACTCTTGTACCCACATTTCAGAAAAAATAGTTTGATATTCTTGCATATCAAAACCTTGCCAATCTAGAAACTCCCAAGATTTTTGACCAATATAATTTCTAAAATCTAAAAATCTATTATCTAATGTAAGTGGTGTTGAATGATAACTTACTCCAAAGTCGCCGTGCTCTTTTATATAATCTTTTTGTCTTTTTTTAGCATCTTTAATATATTGATTTGATGCTTTATTAAGTGAATTTATAAATTCAGGTTTTTCTTCAATCCATATAGGTGTTTTAAAATATTCTTCTATTATCATTATTTAAAAGGATATCCAAGGTTCCACATAACCATTGAATATCTTACTCCTTTCGTTACAGGTTTTACTCTATGCCATACAAATGAAGGAAATACAATAATAGATCCCTTTGGTAATATTTCTTTTGCTTGTTTTAAATGTTTTGATTCATCTCTCATAGGAGGATCATAATTTCTAAAATCAAATTCTAATTCACCACCTCGGTATTCAGATCCATCAGTTAATTGACAAGTCATTGATAATTTTCTAATTTTATTATTTCTGTCCGGTTTATCCCAACTATCACAGTGCCAATCGTAATATTGATTTAACTTATATTTTGTAAATTGAATAGCTTCAGAAGTATCCCATTGAAAATTCCAACCTGCTAATCTATTTGCTTGATGAATGTATGGGTGAAGTTCTTTGTATATCCAATTTTCATTTAACCAAACTAAATCAGAATTTCTTTTTCTTTTTAAATTTTTAATTTCATCTTTTGATAATTTTTTATTTCCATAATTACCAGTTCTTGCCATTATTTCTGATTGGGATAAACCATATTTAATAATGTCATCACATAATTTTGGTGGTATCGCTGCGGTGAAATACCAATAATAATTAGATATATTCATAAGTTATTGTTTGAATAAAATTCAAACTATCTTTCTGATAATTTGTAATATAATACATATTTGTAGATGGAAACATTATAAATTTATTATTTTTAAGTTCTATATCCCAACTTCTTCCTTTACGTCTATTATCTTCATAATGTATTCGAACCCAACACTTATCAACTTTAACACCATATAGTAATGTAAAGTCTGGTGAGTTTCTAAGATCAACTGGATCTACATCTAATAATGGTTTTGATGTTTGATTTGGTTTGTAAATATCACCCCAAGAATTTTTATTAATTAAATTAATATTATACTCAAGACCAACGTGATCTCGTATATAGGTATTCAACATATCCCAAGTTCTTGAAAATGGAAATTCTCTATTAGTAAAAGATGATTCTAATATATCACTTGATAATTTATCTCGGTCTATTTCAAAACCTTTAGGCATATCAACGTTGCCAAAATAAAGTGTTTGTTCAGATAATACTTTCTTTTCCATACCACCAGTATGTATATTTTAGACTAATAGATTTGTCAAACTCCAACCAGTTGTATTATCAGCTTGATACGCATCTTCATCCCATTCATAACCCCAAAGATGAGTTCCTGCTGTATTTTGATCTTGTTGTTCTTGAGTTAATGCAGGGGCATCACCTAAAGGTGATTTCCAAGATGCAGTTGCAATATGTTTTACCCATGAAGTATATGGTTTTTTAGGCCAAAAGATTTGATTATTTTCATCCCAAGTATAACCTATAGCTGCATAGTTTCCTCTAAGTGGAGTTCCACCTAATTTATGTTGATTGTTTTTTGTATTGTAAGAAGTTTGAATCCACATTTCTGCAGGCCAATTATTGTTTCTCTCTAAATGTTGTTGACCTCTTGATTCATCTTCTACATTATTGCCATTTAACATATCTTTATTATCGACTGTTAACACTTTAATTACTTTACCATTAATTCCTAGTTTTGCAAAATGTGCCATAATTAACTCCTACTGAAACTTATACCTAATAATAACTAAACCTGAACCACCATCTCCAGAAGAACATGTACCAGATACAAATCTTCCTGCTCCACCACCGCCTCCGGTATTAGCAGTTCCGTCTTGTCCGTTAGATCCACCTGGAGAAGTTCCACCATTTCCACCTCCACCAGATCCACCAGATCCAGGATTTGAACCATTTGTTCCTCCACCGCCACCACCACCTCTTGTGACAGGTGATGCATTAATTGAGCTTGCAAGTCCATTACCCCCTGGACCGCCTGTTTCACTTCCACTACCACCAGTTCCAGCAGCTGATGCGCCACCGCCACCACTACCACCTTGAGAACCGCCACCACCAGTAGTTCCACCGTCATTTCCTTGAGGGGGACTAAAAGAAGGTGTATTACCAGATCCTCCAGCTGCACCATTATCTTTTCCACCTCCGCCGCCAGAGCCACCATCTCCACCTGCCCCTTGATATAGACCTCCTCTGCCTCCACCTGAAGATGTTATAGTATTAAAAATTGAATCTGTTCCAGAACCGGCTACAGTACCTGAAGTACTACTTGCGTTACCCCCTGCTCCACCTGCACCTACTGAGATAGGATAAGCTGTTGCTGAAAGAGTAATTGCACTTGCTCCTAATGGAGCTGGACCTGCAGAATAACAACCAGATGCTGTTCCATTAGAAAATCTATATCCACCAGCTCCGCCACCACCACCAGCTCCGCCGGCACCGCCACCGATAACTAAATAATCAACTTGGTTTGATCCGAGAGGAGAACCAGCACATGAAACACAAAAAGTACCGGGACCTGTGAATGTATGAATTTTAAAATTTCCTGATGTTGTTATAGTTCCACCTGTTGCAACTGGATATAATTCTACTAGTGCGTTTGTATTATCTCCAGTTATAATTTGTGACCATCCTTGAGTTGCATCAACATATAAAAAAAACACTGCTTTTCCACCACTAGAGTCAATAACTGCATTACTTGTTACACCAGAAATTTTAGATCCATTTCTTGCTATAGTAATATTATTAGTTCCAGCTGTACCAGCATAATCTTTAATTGCTACTTGATCTCCTGCGCTAGGAGATGCTGGAAGTGTAACTGTAATAGCTCCAGAAGTTGTATTTACAAAATATCCATTACCAGCGACTGCTGTAAAGTTTGAGGTCTTCGCTGTCGTGTCCCAGTTTACTACAGGTAAGTTTTCAAACTCACCTGAGTCGAGCATTGTTGTTCCGTCTGAAATAACACCCATTATGAATCTCCTTCTATCTTAGATAAATTAATCTTAAATTTTTCTCCAGATATATTATTTATCATGAATATATTATCTTTTCCTTCTTGTAAAGTCCAATTTCCTCTGGTTCCATCTACGATATTACCTTGATTTTTAGCTTGGTTTGATAAATGTAAATCTCCTGTATATAAATTTCTCCACACATTTCCCGAAGCTCCTAGATCATAAGTATCATTTGCACCAGGTACAATGTTTCCTGTAGCAGTTATACCTCCTGAAGTAACTGCACCAGCAGTAATGTCTCCTAAATCAGCTGTAATATCTATAACATTGGTTCCATCTGAATATACGATTTTATATCCCTTGTCTGTAGTAGACCAAGTTGCACCTGTTCCACTAGTTGTTTTAAAGGTTACGGTAAAAGCACCTGTTGTTGCATTTTCAACTAAATAAGTTTTTTCTATAGAGTCTGGAATTGTAACATTAACAGCACTTGTAATAGTTCCTGTCAATCTTAAAACTTGATTTTTACCATTCGATAAAACACCATTTGAAAAAGTCAAGGTTGCACCAGTAGTTGCATTTAAACCTACTGCATCGTATCCACCAATTGCTTGTTCAAGAATTAGTAAATTAGTGTTGGTAAACTGTCCCCAAGTTCCTGAATTTTCTCCAGTTGACTGAACCGTTAGTTTTAAACTAGCTGATGTTGAGTTTGCCATATTTTAAATTCCTTAATATTTCCATTATAATTACATTATTATCTAAATCAAGCCACTTCTTTCCAACCTGGAGGATCTATAGGTGCATTACCTGTAGGCACTGGGTTCCATATAACTGGTCCTACTACACTTCCTTCAGCCATTGTCATCTCAATTCCGGTTGGTCTTGCTACTGAATCTGTGGCTGTAGCTTGACCTTCTTGCATCGTTAGATCAAAACCAGTTAAATCTATTAAACTATTTGCATCTAAAACAGCTGTACCAAGAGCAGCTGTCATAGCTTCTCCAGTTAATGTAACATTCGCATCTGCAGTAACTGTTGGAGCATTTTCTTGCATAGTCATTGCTTGACCAGTGACGGATACATCTGCATTAGCTGCAACAGCAACAGAACTTAGATTTATATTAAATCCAATACCTGTTAAATTTTCTGTTACAACATCCGTAAATGCTTGAGCTGTGCCTTGAGTAATAGTTAAAGCTTGTCCGGTAACAGGTACTATAGATTGTCCAAATGCCGTGACAGTTCCTAAGTTAGAAGACATTTCAATTCCAGTAACTTCAGCATCTGGAGAAGCGTCTACAGTTCCCTCTTCTATAGTCATTGCTTCACCACTAACTGAAGCAAATGTATTTGCATCTAATACTGCTGTGCCTAATGTAGAAGTTATTGCTTGTCCAGTAACAGAAATATCTGCTGTTCCAGTAGTTGAAACAGAATTTAAATTAACAGATAAAACTTGACCAGTAACAGGAACTTCAACTCCAGCAAAAATACCAACATTGCCTTCTGTAATAGTTAAATCTTGACCAGTTAAAGAAGCAGTTACATCAATAACAACATCAGGAGATGTTTCAGCGATAGTAAGTTCTTGACCGGTTACTGCAACATTAATACTTTGTGATCCAGTTGCAGCAAAAGGACTTTCTGCAAAAGCTGTTATCCCGAACGCCATGACTTATTAAACTTCCTCTAGTTTAAACTTATATTTTTTACCAGATTTGTTATTAAATAAATAAAGATCTTCTGCACCTTCTTGGATTGTCCAGTTACCTTTAGTACCATCAACTGCATTACCCTCTGATTTAGCTTCGTTAGATAAATGTAAATCTCCAGTGTATAAGTTTCTCCAAACATTTCCTGATGCACCGAGGTCATGACTATCATTAGCTCCTGGAACAATATCACCAGTTACTGTTAATGTAGATCCATCAAAAAGCATGTTAGCTTCTGCATTCATAGCATCTGCACCAGTTGCAGTTACAACTCTGTTGTTAGAACCATTAGTCATAAAGTCTGATACATCAACAGCAACTGTGTCTGCAGCCACGTCAATACCTGTTCCAGCTCCAACATTTAGAGTAACAGAACCTGAAGCTCCACCACCTGTTAAACCATTTCCTGCAGTTACACCTGTGATATCACCAACGTTAATAGAACCACCTAACGATGTAGATGTTCCATTGATTGTGATTGCGCTGTTATCTAACGCTCCGTTTGGAATACTTGTTAATGATGCACCACTACCAGAGAATGTAGTAGCTGTCATTGTTCCTGTTACGGTTGCACCACCAGATGCTGTTGCTAATTTTAAACTGTTATTATAATAAAGATTAACAGCACCATCTGCGATAGCTTTTATCATATCTTCACCAGTATATCTTTGTATGTAAACTCCATCATTACCTCTGACATAAATTCTGCCAGTTCCTGCATCATCTATAAAAGAATGAGTACCTTCGTGATAAATTTGTAAATCTGAGCCAGCACCAAAAATAGCTTTGTCATCATCTCCAAAATTAATATCAGCAGTAGTAGTTAAACCTGCAAAAGTAGGACTAGCTGAAGTAGCCACACTTTGGCCAATTGCAATATCATTAGCATTTACTGTAACACCGGTTCCGGCTCCAACGTTTAAAGTAACATCGCCAGATGAACCACCGCCTGTTAAACCATCACCTGCCGTTACTGCTGTAATATCACCAACCTCTGGTGTTTGAAATTCTAAAGCAGTTGCTCCTGCATTTACTGCTAAAACTTGATTAGCTGTACCAATTGAAGTTAAACCTGTACCACCTTTTGTTGTTGGTACTGTTGGTAATCTATCTGAAGATAAAGTTCCTGAAGCAACGTTTGAAGCATTAAGAGCTGTTAAGTTTACACCACTCGCAGCTGGAAGTGTTGCAGGAAACCTTGCATCAGGTACTGTACCTGAAGCTAAATCGTCTGCATCTAAGTTTGTTAAGTTTGCTCCACTAACTGCTGGTAATGTTGCAGGAAACCTTGCATCAGGCACTGTACCTGAAGCTAAATTATCTGCATTTAAATTTGTTAAGTTAGATCCATTGTTTGCAACAATGTCTCCGCTTGAATCTAGTATGACTGCTTTGGATGCAGGAAGGGTACAGAAAACATCTTTAGTTCCCGCAGAAAAATTTACTGCAGAGTCACTATTTGATGATGATATAATTGTAGTTCGAGCTAACGTTCCAGCACCAACTGTACCTAGTCCTACTTCAAACTCACCATTTTCATTTACGATGGAATAGTAAGTTGTATTTGTATTTCCAA